TTGAAGCTGTTGCAACTCTAAGAAACAGCAAAGTTGTTGGACCATTGGCAGCTGTTGTTTCACCAAGACAAGCTCTTCAGTTGAAGAAAGAACTTGCTACAGCAGGTGGTGCAAACCTAACTGCTTCAGAAATTGGTAGCGACATCTTACGTGGTTACTACATTGGTTCAGTTGCTGGTTGTCAAATCTTTGAATCTAGCTTAGTTAAGCGTGATTTAGACACTGACACTGACACAGAACTAAACGCAGTAGGCGCTGTATTCAGCCCAACTGCAATTGGACACGCAATGCGTGGTGGAATCCGCATGGAGACTCAGCGTCAAGCTGCTGCTCGTGCAGAAGACATCATGATGAGTGCTGTATGTGGACAAGCTATCCTACAGAACTCACATGGCGTGAAGATTGTTGGTTCTGACTCAGACTAATAACCAATAAATAAAATTGTAGATTCTGACATTTCTACAAATCCTGACTGAGCCCTTAGTTTCCACAAGATTCTAAGGGCTCTTTTTTAGTTTGGCTAAATAAGTGTGCTAGAAGGACTAGCGAACTTATAAAAATTCAAGAAGGACTTGACTATGGCTTATGCAACAATAGATGACTTACTTGTCGTTGAACCTACCATAACAGATTATGGCGTATTAGACTGGGATGCTGAACTGGCACGCTCAGAATCAGAAATCAATCGTATACTCAAAGTTCGCTGGTATTTGCCTTACGCTAAATCACAATACATCACTTCAGAATTTGATTCAACACTGCTCACAGATTCGCAGTTTACCCAAGCAACAATTTATCATGCACTTGCTTATCACATCTGTCCTAAGCTAACACAGTTTACGCCAGAAGAAGATAAGTTTACAGTTATGATGAAATATTACTCAGGTAGATTTGAGCATGAAATGGATCTTATCCTAAGAGAAGGTGTGCTGTATGATTTAGATGATGATGGCACCGTTGAAAGAAACGAAAAAACACCAGTTGTAAGTTTGAGGTTACGTAGATGAGTCTCAGAGAAGATATAGTTGCACACATCATAGACAGTCTTAAACAAATGGAAGACCCAAAACCAATCTTGGTAACAAGGGAACCATTTGAAGTTGATAAACTAGCAATTACCCAATTCCCAGCACTGCTTGTACAATTTGACACGGAATCACGTGAACTGCTCACCATGGGCACAAATGGTATCAAGAGTGGCACACTCACATTCAACATTAGAGGATTTGTGAGAGGCAAGGAATTGGACAAAGCACGTAATGAATTAATCACAGGTATTGAAACTACACTAGAAAGCGAACGTTACAGAGAGAACTACGCAAGAGGTGTAAGAGACAGTCAAATCACTTCAATAGCTGTGGTGGAAAGACTAGCACCACTAGCAGAAATACTAGTCACGCTTGAGGTGGGTTACACCTACAGGCGTTTGAACCCATAAGAGTGTGAGGAGTAATAATATGGTAACAATGTACAAAGGCACAAAAACAAAACAAGTTCCAGAACATGACGTTAAGGGACAACAAAAAAACGGTTGGACACTAGGTGAGGGTGAAGTATCCGCAGTGTTGCGTCCAGTCAAAAAGAAAACGGACGAAACACCCGCCGTTGAAGAAGGTTCTTCAGAACAGGGTGACAACGATGAAGCAATAGAGGAGAATTGATATGGCTTTAGTAGGAAACGCGGGTGTCATCAAAGTAGACGGTAGTGCGGTAGCAGAGATTCGCAATTATTCAGTTGAAATGACTGCAGACACAATTGAAACAACCACAATGGGTGGTGCAAACAGTGGTAGAACTTATGTAAAGGGTCTATCTACTTTCTCAGGTACAGCTGATGTATATTGGGATCCAACACACTTTACAACCGCTGATTTAGATGGACTAATCAACGGTGCAGTAGGTGCATCAGCAGTAAGCCTTGAAATTTGGCCTGAAGATGACAGTGTAGGTAATCAGAAATGGGGCGGTGACATCGTCATCACTGGTTATTCAGTTACTGCGTCTATGGACGGACTAGTTGAAGCAAGTGTTAGCTTCCAAGGTAGTGGACAATTGTCTTACACACCAGCTAGCTAAGGACAAGTATGGCTAAAATAGTTCTTACAGGAGCAGACGTAATCAATGCAAAGTTGGCAAAGACTTTGACAATGACTATGCGTCAGGTAGCGGATGAAACAATGAAAGTTGCCAAGTCCAAAACCCCTGTAAGAACTGGTTATACTAAATCAAAATGGAAGAAGAAGGTTACTAAGCAAGACTTTGAAGTGGCAAACAGGGTGCCATGGATTGAACGCTTAGAAGCGGGGGCAAGTAAACAGGCACCAAGAGGAATAATTGGGCCTACACTACGTGAACTTAAAGGAAAAATAAAATGACTAAAACAGTTAATCCAATGGATAAAATCACGGGCCATTTCCGCAACAAGATATCAGGTGAAATGTCAAGTATCTACGTTGATGAATGGGATTTAAAAATCTATTACAAAAATAGTAATACCCTACAAGAAGAAGGCAAGTTAATTGAACTTGCACAAAAGAATAAAACAGTTGAAGCACTTGTTGAAACACTAATCATCAAGGCTCGCAACGAAGATGGCACTAAGATGTTTAAGCCAATGGACAGAACAGTGCTGTTAAATGAAGCAGATCCAAGCACACTAATCAAGGCAGTTGGTAATATGAATACAACACTTGAAGTGGACATGGAGGAAGCTGAAAAAAACTAAGAGGAGATCCAGATCTACTTTTCATGTATAAACTTGCAAAGGATTTGGGTCTCAAAGTAGCAGACGTTATGCAAATGACAAATGCTGAATTTGCTGGATGGGGTGCGTTCTACAAAATAGAACAAGAAGAAACCAAGAAGGCAATGCAAAGGGCTAAGACGAGGAGATAGCAGTGGACGCAACAATTAGTATAGGCGCAGACGTAAAAAATGCACTGCGTGGCATTGAAAGAATAAACGATCGCTTAGAAAGAATGCAACGTGTTGCACGTACCAGTGCTACCAGTCTCAAAGGTATGCAACGTGCAGCAGGTGCAGTAAACTCCGCTCTAAGGGCTGCAGGTGCTGCGCTTGTAGCATTTGGAACACAAAGAGCCATAAGTGGTATTGTTGATGCAACACTGCAAATGGAACAGTTTCGCACACAGTTGACTGCATATCTTGGAGATCAACGTCTAGCCAATGCTGAAATTGAACGTCTAAGTAAATTAGCAAGAGGTTTACCACAAGACGTAAACGAACTTACAAATGCATTTGTAATACTTGAACGTAACGGTATTAGTACAAGTAATGAAGCAATGACAGCTTTTGCTAAGGTTGCTGCTGGTAATAGTAAATCAATGACTCAATTTGCAGAAGCTGTTGCTGATGCAATGACAGATGAATTTGAACGTCTAAAAGAATTTGGTGTTAAAGTAAGTCAAGAAGCTAATGGATTGTCTGTTAGATTTAGTGACGGTACTACTAAAATGGTAGCTAATTCTAGAGAGCTTGTTGAAGAATTAAAAGCAATGGGCGAAGAAGGCGGAAGGTTTGCCAATGTTGCTGCTGGTAATTTAACGCAAGCATTGTCAAACTTACGTGGCGCAGTATTTGAAACTAATGCTGCACTAGGTGGACAAGGCTTGTCAGCAGCAATTGCAGATGTAGCAACACGTATTACAGACTTGATTACCAATAACAAACCACTAGTAAGAGAAATTGGTGTTAACTTAACCAAAGCATTCCTTGCTGTAGTAGCTGTAGGTGAATTTGTAGTTAAGAATCTAGGCTTGATAGGCAAAGTTATGGTTCTTTTACTTAAAATTAAACTTGCAATGTGGGCTATAGGAATTGTAAAAGCATTATATTCTATGGTAGTTGGAATTGCAGGAGCAATAGCCGCTATTGCAGGTTGGGGTAAATCACTAGTTAATGTAGGTAAAATATTAATTTCTTTTACCCCAGCAGGTAGAATAGGTAAAGCAGTATTATTAGGTATTTCAGCACTAGGTGCTGCATGGGCTTACCTGCGTGGCGAAACAGAAGATACAGCAGAAGCCACAGAAGATTCAGCTGGTGTGATTGAACAAGCATTTACAGATGCATTTGGTGCATTAAATGTCCAGGGTTTAGACGAATTAGTAACTGCTTTTGAAACTATTCCATTACAAGCAGAACGTTATGCTGACGCAGCACAAGAAGCAGCTGATGCACTAAGTGATCAAGAAGCAGCTGCGGCACGTGCAGTAAGAACAGAAACGGCTCGTGCTACAAAAGAACAACAAAGAGCTGATGCATTTACTGTATTGCTTGACAAGTATAAGCAAGAAACTGAAATCATGCGTATGCGTGTTGAGCAAGGTGAAATTGGTGTATTACAAAAACAACAAGAGATTGAACTTGGTGAAAGATTAACAGAACAAGAACGTGAACGCTTAGAAGTAGCAGTACGTCAAAGACGTATTACACAAGAACAATTAAAATATCAAGCTAAGGTTGCACAATATGCAGAAAATATTCTTGAAGCTTCAATGTTATCAAGTGATGTTGAAATAAGAGCACTTGAAGAATCACATGATAGGGCAATAGAATTAATAAATGAACGTGTTGCTGCTGGAGTTTATTCTAAAGAACAAGAAGTAAGAGCACTATTAGAATTGGATCTTGCTTATCAAAACGAAAGATATAATCTAGACAAACGTATGGGAGAGAAATTAAATGATCTCTACCTCACACAAGCAAAAAGACGTGTTAGTGCTGAAATAAGCCTTGAATATTACAAGTATGCTCAACTAACAGGCGCGAATAAAGCTAATATGCTTCAAAATATTGGCAATCAAGAAAAAATTGAAGAAATGGTTGCTGATAGAATTGAGTTTGAAAAGAAATCAGAATTTGAAAAGACTCAATTTGCTGTACAGCAGTTAGGCACAGTGTTTGATGCACTAGGCGCACAAAACAAGAAAGCGTTTGAAGCTGCCAAAGCATTCAACATTGCAAACGCTATTATGAACACCTATATGGGTGCAACCAAAGCACTTGCAACTTATCCACCACCCTTTAACTTTATTGCTGCGGCAGCTGTTGTTGCTGCTGGTTTGGCACAGGTTGCAAGTATTAGAAGCCAACAGTATTCAGGTAGAGCACTTGGTGGTCCTGTTATGGGTAACAGCAGCTACATTGTTGGTGAGAATGGACCTGAGCTGTTTACACCAACCACTAATGGCAACATCACAAGGAATGGTGATTTAAATAGAGGAGAGCCAGTAAACATCAACTTCAATATACAAGCAAATGATGCTAGTGGTTTTGATGATTTGCTAATCCAAAGACGTGGATTAATCACACAAATGATTAGTGATGCAATGACAGAACGTGGACAAAGGAGTATGTTATAATGAGTGGTACTTTTCCTAATTATCCTGGATTTACAAGTGTAAACTTTGCAATTAATGCTCCTACTCTTGTTACTGAAACTATAAGTGGCAAGCGCCAACGTGTTGGACAAGGACATCAATTTTATACATTTACAGTACGCTATCCAAGCATAACAGCATATGATATGGGTCCAGTAATTGGATTCTTAGGTGCACAATATGGACCATTAGGTAGTTTTCAAATTGTGTTACCAGAAATAAGTTATTCAAAGAATGCATTTTTAGACACTGGTTTAACTGTAACAACTAGTGCAGGTGCAACCACTGGGGATCAAAGTGTAGACATATCAGGTGTAACTGTAGAAAACACATTTATGGTTGCAGGAGACTTTTTTAAGTTTAACAACCATTCAAAAGTTTACATGTGTACAGTTGACTATCAACCAGGCAATACACTTTATTTTAGTGGAGGATTAGTTGAAGATGTTCCTAGTGGCACAGGCATAACATATAATGCAACACCATTTACTGTTATGTTAGACAATGAAATACAACAGTATGATGTTGGCATTGGCGGACAAACTACAATGAGCCTTGACATGAGAGAGATTTGGTAAAATGCCTAAAGTTTATCCTACCGCAATACAAGAAGAATATAATAGAAAGAATTTTATTGTTGTCAATTTAGTCAGCTTGTACTTGCCTACAGGTACGCTTAACTTTTGCACAGGTGGATTTGATTTAGAACATGACGGTGTTACATATTCAGCACAAGGCGAATTTATTGGCTTTTCAAATGTTAATGAAGATTTTGATGTCAAGGTTGGTAAGTTTACAATCTATCTAAGTGCTTTAACATCAGGCATACTTGATTATTTTGTGGACCAAGATATTGAAGGGCGCAGAGTAATTGTATCTAAAGCATTTTTACAAATAGAACCATTTACACTTGATATTATACTAGCACCAGTGCTGGTATTTGATGGACAAATATCAAACATATCAATTGTAGAAGGTCCAAGCACAGCATCAATTAATGTTGATTGTGTTACATTATTCGCTGATTTTGAACGCAGAGCAGGCAGAAAAACAAACAATGGATCTAATCACGCTTATCAAAACAATCAATACGATCAAGCATTTAAACAATCAGGTTACATTGGAAATACAGAATTCTTATGGGGACGTAAACAATGATAGTTAGACGTATGCAACCAACAGAATTTGATGTAACAGTAAATCTATTCAACTATTATAAAATGGAAGCTGTAGAAAGTCTTCCAGAAATAGAAGAACAATATGATGAAGACTCAGTAATCAATACAATAAGAACTTATAATACCTATAATGAATACATATGGTTTAATGCCTATGAAGGACAACGTCCTGTAGGATTAATTGCAGGATGTATAACTGCACTACCATGGAATAAAGAACTATTGGTAGCACATATTGATATGATTTATATGTTAGACAGTCATAGAAACATAAACAATCTAAAACAGTTGTATCAAACATTTGAAGAATGGGCACTTACATGTAAGTGTGTAAAAGTAACAGCAGGTGATATAGGTATTAATCCAGATAGAACACGCAAGATATATGAGTCACTTGGTTTTACTCCTGGTGTCTTTATGATTAAGGAGTTTGACGAATGAGTTTTGTTGTAAAGGCAGTTAAAGGTGTAGTAAAAGCTGTAGGTAACATTGTAAAAGGTGTTATCAAAGCAGTTGGCAACATTGTATCAGCTGTTGTTGATTTTGTATTATCACCATTTATGGGTATATTTGGTGTACCTGACATGCCAAGTGATGCTGCAGAAGCTGAACGTCAACAAGGTGTACTTGTACAACGTCAAGGCTCAAATGTAAACATTCCTGTTGTGTATGGATTTAGAAAAATAGGTGGTATTGTTACATTTGCAGAAACAGGTGAAGAAAATAACAAATATCTTTGGGTAGCATATACATTATGTGAAGGTCCTGTTGAAGGATTATATGAATTATTCATAGACGATCATCAATTAGATAGTGACGTAGTGCGTAACCTAAATGCAGGCAGCACAGTTAATATTAGTTCAGGCAAATACAAAGACAGAGTCAAACTACAATTTATCAACCAAGGTTATTACTATAGAAATTTACAAAATCATCCAATGAGACGCAACAATATTTGTATAAATGCGCCCAGCTGGGATGATAACATGATTTACAATGGTGTTGCTGTTCTACTTGCACGTTATGAATGGAAAGAAATTAAAACGCAAGAAGATGCAGACAACAATCCATTTACGGGCAACATTCCAGTGCTACAAGCAAGTGTGCTAGGCAGACGTGTTGCAACTCTTATGAATAACACAAGTGAATTTGTAACATATAATGGTTCAGGTTATTCAGAACGTTATTCAACAAATCCTGCAGAAATATTACTTGATTATCTACGCAATCCTCGTTATGGTAAAGGACTTGCTAATAATGAAATCAATTGGACTTCATTTAGAGTAGCAGCAGCAAAATGTAACCAAGAAGTACAATATTATTCTAATCAAAGCTATAGAGGCCCAATACTTACAACCAACTATGTTCTTGATACTGGCGCAACATTGTTTAACAATACAAAAACACTATTAACAAACATGCGTGGTTATTTGCCATATGTTGAAGGAAGATACAAATTAAAAATAGAAGATGCTGGTAATCCAACTGATATTCTAAGTGGATCTGCTACCGTTGTAAAAACTGTAACAAGAGATAATCTTGTAGGCAATATCACTTATACAGGTATTGATAGAGGTTCAAAATACACTCGTGTAAAAGTAAAATATGTAAATCCAGAAGACAAATGGACTGTACAAGAAATGTATTATCCATATGGTGATGATAGTTCAGTTGCACAAGAACAAGCATGGATTGAAGCAGATGGTGGCAGAAAAAATGAAGCTGAAATTACATTTCCTGGAGTAACTAATCCTGCCATTGCATTTATGATGGCAAGAACTATTTGTTTAAAGTCACGCTATCAAGACAGTCTAAGTTTTAAAATGGATTCAACTGGCTTTGATTTAGAAGTTGGCGATATTATACACGTTAATGCTAATATACTTAAATTTAGCGGCACTGACAAAATAACAGACACAGATATTCCATGGCGTGTTGTTAGCATAAAAGCAAACAATGATATGACATTTGATATTGGAGCTGTAAGAAACCCAGATTTTATCTATCCACATGTTAATGCGAATGAACCAGACATAGTTATACCACCTTACATTCCTAGAGGTGCAGAAATTTACTATCCTGGTAACCCACGTCCAATTCCAATTGGTATTATACCACCAACACGTTCTCCGCACCCAGGTATAAAACCAGAACCAACACCACCGCCTGATTTTGGAGATGATGATCCTGATATTGTTATACCTGGAGAAGATCCAACAGATCCAGGTGGCGATGATGGCGGCGGCGTAGGCGACGGAGATGGAGACATCAACGAGGGCGGCGAAAATGATAACCCACCAGATCCACCAATAGTATACACATTTGATGATGCAATTGACTTTACAAATGTTGCTTATTCTACTACACCAGGTACAAATGCTGTAAGTGCTACATTTACATTTGAACAACCAGCACATCCACAATATGCTGGTATTGATGTTTATTGGAAATTAAATTCAAATGAATTTACAAGTTATAGACATATGCAGTTTGATTCAAAACAAGCTGCTGGTGCTGAACTAAGTTTTACTATTGAAAACCTATTACCAGAAAGAGATTATCAAGTAATTGCAAGGGTGTATTACAGCACAGGTGATACCAGTGAAGTAAGAACCAGCAGTTACATTACTCCTGTTCCTGGCGAAAGCACAGACGTAGAAGAAGTAGAAGAAGTAAACCAAGATGGTATTAACTTGCCAATTGCTGTGCTTACTAACAAGCGCAACAATTACTTGAAAGCTATTGTAGGACAAACACTGCTA